CTAGGTGTGCAGTGCGTTCAGTTCGCGGTCCTCAGCTGGAGCAAGGAGCGATCGGTTTTCGGCCGGGGCGTAGAGGGCGCGGGCCTCGGCGGGGGCGTAGAAGCTGCGGGCGGCGGGGGTGGTGGCCTCTTCCTCTGCGCCATCGATCGATGCGGTGATGCCCGCGGCGATCGCATTGCCGACGCGCATGCCGAAGATGCGATGCAGCTGCGCGGTGACACCGGCGGCGCCAGCTGCCGCAGGGGTGCAGCGGATCGAAAGGTTGATGTGCGCGCCAGGCGCAGCGGCCACGGCATTGCCGGGCTGTGCGCTGATCGTGGCGTCGCCCTCGGTGACGATCGACGCGGCGACACCGGCCGCTGCGGCGCTGCCTGTCCCAGCGCGCAGGCTGACATTGATGTGCGCCTGCGTCCCGGTCGCGCTTGCGGCGCCTGGGCCGCAAGCCACAGCCACCGAGATGCGGGCCGTGGTGCCAGTCGCAGCAGCCGCGCCGGCCTGCGCATTGATGCTGCGGTTGATCTTTGCGGTGACACCGACCGCCGACGCAGCGCCGACCGCCGCCGTGATCGTCGTCCCGCCACCCCCGCCACCAGCCGCAGGCCGAACAGCAATCGTCAGCGCGACCCAAGAGTCAGATGCGCTGACCGTGAATGAGCCGGGGTTCTCCGAGGATGCGTTTAGCTCGCGGGTGGCAATGCCAAGCCGAACGCCCGCCGTTGAGCCCGCGACGGTTGCTTGGTTGTCGCTGTAGTTGGTCGGGTAGCTCGAAAGGGTCTTGGTGCCGTCATCGAGAGCGAAGCCGGCAACCCATAGGTTGTCTTCTGCGCCCCATGATGGAGCCAGGTTTGGCGGGTCTGGTGTGGCGGATGTGCCGATGACCGCGGCAGCCTCGGGCGGTGTTGACGCATGCGCCCCGGTGATCCGGTAGACGTAGTACCCCGTGACCTCGGCGGCCGAGTAATTGACCGTCAGGGTGTCGGCGCCGCTCGCGATCTTCGTGAAGACGTAGCCGCTCGCCTGCGTGCCGACAAGGCCTGTTTGCGTCCAACCAGTCCCGGTGTGGGTGACGGTCGGCACGCCATCGACGCCGAACAGAACAACGATCGTTTCGCCAACAGACCCAGCCGGGATCGTGATAGCCGTGCTACTGCCGCCGCCTGTCCCGCTGCTGGTAGAAGCGACTATCGGCGCGGTCATTCAGCGGCTCAGTTCGGCGTGATCGTCAGCACATCAGTGCCAGCGCCCTGCCAGTCAATCGTGAATGGGCCAGCGACGATGGACAACGCGCCACCGCTCGAAAGTTCGACGTAGCCAATCGCGCGCTTGTTGGCGTCGGTGTTGTTGTAGATGATCCCGTAGGCACCATTGGTGAAGCCGCTGGCATTCTGCGGGACAGTCACATCAGTGGCGCGCAGGGTCGGAACGCCGCTGACGAGGGACCAAGTCACCGAGGCCAGCGCGATCGGGCCGGTGTAACCGCCGCCAGTGCCAACTTGGTTGGTCGCAAAGTTCGTCGTGCCGGTGCCGCCCCAATGCGGCGCTGCGGTCGTGAGACCCGGTACCGTGGCGTTGGTGACGATGCCGATTCGGAAGTCGTCGCTGCTGAGGTTGTGGATCTTGTTGCCCAGGTCGAGGATGCCCTGTGCGAACCATTTAACGTCGCCGGTTGCCATGGTGGCCTTTCAGTTGGTTAGGAGAGTTCGGCCTTGACCGTGCCGTCAGCCTGGACGCGCAGGCTGATGCCCGTTGGCGACACAGCGGCGGCGATCTGCTCAAGCGCGGTCTGCGGGGTGCCGTTGCCGTTGCCGGCCTCGGCGGGAAAGAGGGAGTTCAGCCACTCCTGAAGCCTGGGCAACACGATTTGCCTCACCCATTCCTTTGCGCTTCCCAATCTGGCAATCTCCGATTCAGGCGTCACGCCCATGAGTTCCTGGTTGCAGAGGATTGCCTGCGCTTCCCATGCGCCAGATGGAACCTTGACGCACCCAAGGACAAAGGGCGTGTCATCAATCACCCGCACCTTGACCGCGATCAGGGTGTTCCTGTGCAGCAGCTGCAGGTCGCTCGAATCAATGCGGATCTCATTTCCGCCGTACTGGATCGCCATGTAGGTCCTTTCGCGCTCAGGGCGCAGGGTTTGATGCCGGCCAAGCAGCCACAAGGGCGGCATGCCGGGCGCGGCAGTCGGCAGCAGCGGATTCGCGCTGCGCGACGGTGTGGAGCAGATCGGCCAAGCGTGGATCGCCGGTCGGGTAGTCGGGGCCTGTGCTGCAGGGAGCGGCCAGCGCCGGGGGTGGCGGATCAGCGCGCATGGTCACCACCGGCAGCGGCGCGCAGCCGATCAACAGCAGCGGAAGGGATAGGAAGGTCAGCAAGCTGCGGGGCATGGGCGTCCTCGGTTGCAGTGCAGATCGGGCGCTTGAGGGCTTCGCTGAGGCCGGCGCGGGCTGCGTTCGCCTGCGCCTGCAGCGCGGCGCGGGTGGCTTCGTATCGCTCACCGGCGGTGTAGGCCTGGCGGCGCTGGCTGGCTTCGGCCGCCTGAATGGCGCGCTCGCGCTGCAGCTCGGCGGCGTCCCAATCCGCTTGGACGCCAGCAGAGCCGGTGCGGTGGCCGTGAAACCAGATGCCGGCCAGCACCAGAGCCAGCGCGAGGAACTTGGCCCAGGCGGGGATCATGGCCAGAAGACCCGCTTGCCGCTGCGAGGCGGGACGGTCTGCAGATGGCTCCAGCTCTTTGTGCAGGCCGGGTGTTCCATCCAGAGCCCGATGCGCGTCAGCTCCGATTGACCAAGGTCGGTCATCAGCCAGTCGTCGAGGTCGCCGTCAGGGTCGAACACATCGATCGCGCGGCCTGTCATGTGATGACTGCGCGGCGCGGCGCCAGCGGTGGCAGCGTTGACCTCTGGCGGGCGCCATCCGCTGCTGACGATGGTCCCGGTCTTCGGGTTCCGTTCCAGCGTCACGCCATCCGCCTGAGCGGACTGCAGCAGCTGATTCACCAGATCGATGGTGCGCAGCGCCTCGCGCTCGATGGTCGGGCTGTAGGCGAGCGGGTAAAGCTCGCGGCGGCCCATGAGGAAGGCGTCAAGGCTTATCACTTGGAGCTCCAGGCTTGAGCAGACCGGCCCGCGCTTGCGCCCAGGTCTCGAAGGCGCTGATCGCTCGCGTCCCCATGTGGCCGGAGATGCCAACCAGGGAGGCCGTCAAGAGTGGCGGCGTGCCGGCCCACTCGCACAGCCAGAAGGCCAGCAGGCCGGCAAATGCGCTTGTGGACAGTTCACCGATCAGGCCAGTAAGGTGCCAAGCCTGAGCCTCGCCCTTGCGGACCTTCGCCCACCAGCTGACCAGCCCACCGAGCAGGGCAATCACCAGCACGAAGCCGTATTGCCTGACCGGGTAGTCGAGCGGGTTTTTGGAGGCCTGGGCCTTGACTGCAAGCGGCAGCAGGACCAGCACCGCTAGGACGATGCCGATGATCCACCCGCGAATCATTGGTCGCTCCAGGCATCACCGTCCCAGCTCTTGCCAAGGCGCGACAGGTCGAAGAAGTCGAGGGGGACGAACAGCGAGCCGATCAGTGGCGCGCTGGTCTCGGTGACGGCCTTGCACAGGCCTGTCTCGTCGAGCTGGGCGGAGTAGTGCATCAGTAGTACTCCACGACCTGAAACGAGACCTCTTGCGTGCCGCTGGTTGATGCCGAGCGGGTCGCGGTGATCGTGGTCGCGTTGGTGAAGGTCAGGTGAGTGATCTGCCTGGCGTCATCGGTATTGACCAGAGTGCCAAGGTGGTTCAGCAAGGACTTACTCGTGTCCACCGCGGTGATGGTCGCGGTCGCCGTTGCGCTGCTGCCGCTCAGGCTGATGACGCCGCGCTGAATGCTCTTGATCGAGCCCGGCGGCGGGTTGATGTTGCGGGCCATTACGCTTCTTCCTCCACGCCCCAGACAACTGCGCTGACGCTCGCAGCGCTGGCGCGGACCATGAGGGTGTGAGTTGCCGCCAGCGTGATGCCGGTGCGCTCAAGCGTCCCGCCGGGCGGCAGCGTGGTGTCGTACTCGATGTAGTCCTCAGTGGCGAGCGCGCCGAGTGCGCCGTCAATGAGGGCCACCCGAACCGTCACGCTGCTGGCCGTGCGGTTGCACAGGTTCAGCGTGCAAGTCGCCTTGCGCGCAGCGGGCACGACATAGAGCGCCGTGTCGGTGGTTGCCGCCAGCGCTGCAGCGCCAAGTCGGCCATGGATCTTTGCTGCCATGGTTGCCTTTCAGATGCTTGCGAAGAAGAAGCTCTCAGCGGTGACGAGCTCGGGTACGGCAAACACGCGCGCCCAGTTCGTGCCGTCGAGGCTCGGATCGGTGGTGCCAGCGCCCGCCACCGTGCGGCGGTAGACCTGGCCATTGGCTGGGGACCAGACGCGATCGCCCAAGGCGTAGCTAGTGCCGGAGACCCAGAGGGCTGCATTCGCGTTGCTCGCGCTGGCCGCAGCGGCAGCCTGGGCGAGCAGCTGCGCGTCCAGCGCGTCCGCGGCACTGTCGAAAGCCTCGGTCGCATTGCCGTACACATTGGCGAGCGCGGCGGTCATCTCGCTGACCATGAGTGCCAGCCACAGGACCAGCGCGTCGGCGCGCGGGTCGAAGTTGGCCGAGTCGTTGGTCTGCGGGGGCGTGCCCGGCGGGCTAAGGCTGGGGGGTGCGGTGGGCATCAAAGCGCCTCCAAGTTGAGCTCGATCAGCACCCGCTGCGCACGCATGCTGATCGAGAAGCGCTTGACGATGGCCAGCGCCAACAGGGTGTCGAAAAAGTGGCTTTGCACGTTGGCGTCTACGCCGCTGAACAAGGCCGGTACGGCATTCAGGCGCTCGCGCAGATCGCGCAAGCGGTCCAGGTGGGCGGTGGGCGCGTACAGGCGGTGCTGCAGCACCGGCACATTGGGCACGGGCCGCAAGGTCAGGTTGCCCAGGCTGTCGCGCTCGGTCTTGCTGAAGTTCAGTACGTCGCTGACCGGCTCGTCGATGATCGTGCCGACCGCTTCGGCCCGGCCCAGCACCAGGCCGCCGCAGCGCGCCTCGCCGTCCACCGGCTGGATCGTGACCGTGACCTTGGCGCCCGTGGAGAGCGGCAGGCCGGTCAAGAGCAGCGAATCACGGCGCCGGAAGGCGCCAAAGAAATACTGGCTCCAGGTCGTCGTATAGCGCAGCGAAAGGCTGATCACCCCGCTGTCATAGACCATGGTGGCGCCGATATGCATCTGCACGCGGGCGCTGGCGCCCTGCAGCCCCACCAGGCCGATCGCATCAACACGCTGGCCGGGCGCGATCTCAACCACCAGCGCGCCGGCGGCGATCACCGTCTGGCTATTGCGCTCCAGATCGAACATCGCCCATTTGTTCGTCGGGCCAATGTCCAGCCACTTGTCCTCGGCGAGCTCAGGCGCCGTGGCGTCGACGCCGCCGGGCGCCAGGCGCTCGTACTTGCGGTGTGTGCCGGTGCGAATCACCACGTCGCCGGTCGCGTAGTTCGTCGCAGCGTTCCACGCGGTCTCGCCCGCGCCAGGCTCTGCCGAGGTGCTGCTGGTCAGCAGCGCATCGGTGATGGTGATGCCGGGGATGACGATCACGGCAGCACCTCGGTTTGCATGGCGCGACCGTTCTCGGTCACTTGGGTGAGCACATCGCGGGTCTGCTCGCTGGCGCGTGCCGTTCGGTTGCTCGGCTCCTGCAGCGCTTCAACGGTGGCGCGCAGGCCGCGCACCTCGGCCACCAGGGCGTCGTGCTGCAGGCGGGTCTGTTCGTCGCGCGCGGCGGTGGCGGTAGGGCTGAGCACGGCGGCGCCTTCGGCGATGCGCTGCAGCAGCTCTGGGATCGCGGCTGCCGCCTGCTCGACCGGATTGGGCGCTGCACCGGCCTGACCGCCCTGCCGGCGGGCGATCTCGGCGGTGGTCTCCAGCGACGAGGCGATCTGCGCACGGATGCGCGCCAGATCCAGCCGGTCGGTGGCGGCGGCGATCTGCAGCTCGGCCAGCGACCGGCCCAGCTCAGGCAGCGTGCCGGCCGCCTCCACGTCCCCTGCCCTGGCCTGCGCCGTCGCGATCGCAAACCGAGATTGGAGCGATGCAATCGACTCCTGCCCCGTCGCATCCTGACCGCGCAGCCGCGCGGCTTCCTCGACCAGGCTGTCCGCCGTGGTCGTCCAGGCCTGGCGCAGCTGCTCCGCCGCCTGGGCTGCCTCCTGAGCAGCGCTGTTGGCGGCCTGCTGAGCGGCGACCTGATCCTTCAGCGCCTGGTTGAGGTCATAAGCCGCGGTGATGGCCGCAATCTGCTCTGGGGTCTTGCCCTCGGTCAGGCGCGCCAGATCTCGCTCGCGGGTGCGGGCCAGCGCGTCGGCGCCGCGGCCCTGAAGCTCCAGCAGTTGGTTCTCCAGGTCGAATCGGGTGTCGCCCAGCTGGCTCATCACGCCGCTGAATCGCTCCAGCGCCTGCGCTGCCTGGGCCGCGGCGGCCTGCTGGTCCTCAAGCAGGTTGATCTGCTGCTGCAGCGCGCGATTGCTGGGGTCCAGTGCCGCCAGCTCCAGCGCACGCAGCGCGGCGGTGTCGCCTTGCGCCTGCAGCAGGCGGGACTCCAGGCCACTGCGCTCGGCCGCGATGGCCTGGGCGCGCTGAGCGGCCTCGGCCTCCAGCGCGGCGGCATCTTCCAGCGCGAAGATGCGCTCGAGCAGCGCGCGGTTCGACGCATCCAGGCCGGCCAGCTCCAGCGCACGCAGCGCGGCGGTGTCACCTTGCGCCTGCAGAAGGCGGGACTCCAGGCCGCTGCGCTCGGCCGCGATGGCCTGGGCGCGCTGAGCAGCCTCGGCCTCCAGCGCGGCGGCATCTTCCAGCGCGAAGATGCGCTCTAGCAGCGCGCGGTTCGACGCATCCAGGCCGGCCAGCTCCAACGCACGCAGCGCGGCGGTGTCGCCTTGCGCCTGCAGCAGGCGGGACTCCAGGCCACTGCGCTGCTGCTGGATGCGCGCGGCTTCCTGGGCGGCCACCGCAGCATCCTCAAGCTCAAAAATCAGCAGCTGCAGGCCACGATTGACGGGGTCGAGCGCGGCCAGCTCCCGGGCGCGCAGCTCCGCGGTCTGCCCCAGCAATTGCTCGACGCGCACCTGCAGACTGTTGCCCTGCGCGGCGACGGCGGCCAGGCGGTCGGCCTCGGCCTGCTCGTCCTGCAGCGCAAAGATGCGGCGCTGCAGCGCCTGGTTGGATGCGTCCAGCGCGTTCAGCTCGATCTGGCGCAGCGCGGCGGTGTCGCCTTGCAGCTGGAGCAGCTGCTGCTGCAGACCGTCGCGCTCGCTGGCGATCGCACTCTCGCGCTGCAGCGTGGCATCGAGCGCCTGCTGCGCCAGCGCCTCGGCGGCCGCCACGTCCTCCAGCACAAACAAGCGCTCCAGCAGCACGCGGTTGGTGGCGTCCAAGGCGGCGAGCTCCAGCGCGCGTATCGCGGCCGTATCGCCCTGGGCCTCCAGCAGCCGCCGCTCCAGGCCGGCGCGTTCGCTGGCCACGGCGCGCAGGCGCTGCTGCTCCGCTTGCGCGGCCTGCTCGCTCGCACGGGCGGCTTCGTTCAGCAGCGCAATCTGGGCCTCCAGTGCCCGGTTGAAGTCATAGGCTGCGCCGGCCGCCAGGCTATCTGCCGGGCTCAAGCCGGTCAGCGCCAGTTCGCGGGCGCGCGCATCGGCGGCGCCGCCGTTGCCTTGCGCACGCAGCAGCTGCACTTCCAGCTGCTCGCGCTGCTTGGCCAGGTCGTTCAGCACGCGCTGGCCAGCTTCAGCCATGCGGACTGCGGCCTCCGCTGCGCTCTCGCCCAGGCCCTCGGTCGCCGGCACCAGCTCGGCGAAGGCGCCGCTCAAGCCGACGAGCTGCGCAAACAGCTTCTGGCCCTCGGTCGTGGTCGTGTCGATGCTCTCGGCGATGGCTCGGAAGGCCTCGCGGCTCTCAGGGAGGTCGCCCAGCCCCAAGCGGTCGAACTGGCCCTGCAGCTGCACCGTGCCGGCGGCTTTGCGCTCGTCGTCGGAGAAGAAGTTCTCCAGGTAGTCGCTCAGGCCCGTCTGCAGCTGATCAAGGCCGCCAGCGCTGCGGATCATGGCCGTGGTGAGGCTGTCGCCACTGGCGCCCACCGCCATCAGCGCGTCGCGCACGTCGACCAAGGCGCTATAGGCCTCGGTGATGTCCTCGGCGCCGCCATCCAGGGTGTTGATGATGGCGCCCACGCTGGACAGCGACCCGTCCAGGGACTCAAAGCCGGCGATCGATTGGCGGACGATCTCGGCGGCCACGTCGCCCTGCTTGCGAGTGATGTCGGTGAAGTTGATCGCGCCGATTCCCAGCAACTCCAGCGCCGCCTGGGCGGTTTCCACACCGCTGGCCACGCGCACCACGGTCTCGAAGTAGCCCTCGCCGACGTTCTGGAAGGCCTGCAAGCCGGGAATCGCTGCTTCGGCAATGCGGTCGCCGGCAGCGCCCAGCACGGCGCTCAGGCGCTCCTGGATCTGCTCGCCGGTGAGGCCGCTCAGGTCGATCTTGCCGATGTCGACCACGAAGCTGTTCAGCCGGCTCGTCACCTCGTCCAGGGACTGATCGAGCGGATTCGCGGCGAGCTTGAGCGCCTCCGCAAAATTGCGGAACACCAGGCCGAACTGCTGCTGCAGGACCGGGTCTGCATCCTGGTAGCTCGTGCTGTTCTTGTTGCTGACCTTGATGCCCAGGAACTTGCGCGACGAGTTGACATCGGCGTAGTCCTGCAGGCTCAGGCCCTGCCCGAGGATGCTGCCCAGGCTCTGTGCATCGGCAAACAGGCCGTTGCCCGTGATGCGCGTCTTGCTGCCAAACAGCGCATTGGTGATACGGCCGCCGAGCAGCTTGTCGAGGTTGTAGCCAGGGACCGTCATCTCCAGCGCAATCTGCGTGCTGCCGTTGACGGTGAGCCCCTCCGAAATGCCGAACTGATTGGCGACCGATCCCCTGGTCTCGCGGCCGCGCAGCACCAGGCCGGTGATGCCGCCGATGGTGTTCTCGATGTTCCGCAGCGCCGCCAACATGCCGCTTTGCGTGCTGAGCTGCAGCTGCGAGGTGTCGGCCAGGCGTTCGATCGCGTTGGCGATGCTTTCGCTCTGCGCCTCGGCATCGCCAAGGACGGTGCCGGTGCCGGTGTTGACGGGCCGGCCGTCGCCGCCGGTGGTGGGGCCGCTGGCGAAGCCGCCGGAGACGGCAAAGCCGAGGGTCGCCATGGCGGCCGCCATCGCGGCCATTCGGATCCACGCGGTGTACGGGTCGCCGCCAGCCTGGGTGGCAATGGCGACCTTGGCGGCGCTCAGACCGCGGATCAGATCGCCGGCGAGCTGGTAGGCGCGGAAGGCGGTCTCTGCCGTTTCCAGCGCCTTGTAGCCCTTGCTGCCTTCATCGAAGAAACCCTTGGCCGCGCCAGCCATGCCGGCGTAGAGCGAGATCTGGCTCTTCTGCGCGTCCTGATTGAGCTTGAGCTGCGCGGCCAGCTTCTTGGCCGGATCCTTTTCGACGGCGATGTCGACCCGGGTCTGGGCGAGACGGGCTTGCTGGCGTGCATAGTCCTGCAGGCTGCTGCTGAGCTTGGCGAGGCTGTTGCCGGCGCCATCGAAGGCGCGGGTGAGCGCTTCGCCGAAGTCCTGCGCCTTGCCCGGGTCCAGGAACTCGTCCAGGCGCTTGCTGGCTGCCGCGACTTGGTCAGCCGCAGCGGCGCTGTCGTCCTGGGCCTGGATCACCTTGCGCAGCTCGCGGCGCTTGGCGATCTCGCTATCCAGCGCGGCGATCTCGTCCTTGTTTGCGCTCTGGTCGCGCTTGTCCAGCAAGCGGGCGATGGCGACCTCTTCGATAGCCGCCGCCAAGCTGATGTTGCTTTCGGCCGCGAGCTTGCCGGCCTCAGCCTCCAGGCGCAGCTGCGCGGTGCGCGCTTCAGCCTGGTCGCCGCCTTGGTTCAGCTTGGCGAGATAGGCCTCGTAGGCCTGCAGCGTATCGGCCCACTCTTTGCTGATGGCCTCGACCTGCCGGGCCTCTTCTCGGGCGGCGGGTTGATCGGCCGCCAGGCTGCGGCGGGCGGCGGCGGCCTTCTCGGCGTTGATCGCGCCCTTCTCTTGTAGGCGGTTGATGGCATCGAGCTGGCGCTGGTAGTCGCCGCTCAGGCCGTTGATGCGGGCCAGTGCCGTGGCTTCGTCCTGCAGGGCCTGGCGGCGTGCTGCCTCCGCCGCCGATTCGCCCTTGCGGTCGGCGTACTTGGCACGGATGTCGGCCAGTCGCCGTTCCAGATCAGTCTGGGTGATCAGGCCCGCGGCAATGCGCTTCTGGCCCTCGGTCTGGGCGGCGGCGAGCTCCTGGGCCTGCTGGGCCTGCTTGCTCAGCCATTGGGTGTTGGTTTCGCCGAGCTTGACGCGCTCGCGCTCGACAGCCAGCGCTGCGGCCTCCGAAGCAGCCATCTCGCGAACGATCTGCTGCTGCCTCCTGAGATCGTTCAGGCGGATCTCGGCCGCACCGAGGTCTTCGAAGTCCTCCGCGCTTCGGTAGATGGACTTGGTCTTCCCGCGCGCCACAACAACCGCCTGCTCAGCTTTGGCGATAGGGTCGTCGGGCCTCCCGACATCTAGCATCGCGTCCCAGGCCTCCTTGGCCGTGGTGGTGACGCCGCGCCAGGCGCGCTCGATGCTGCCCAGGTTCTGCTCAAGCTCGGCCGTGCGGCCGTTCAGCGCCGACAGGTAGCCCTCCTGGGCCGCCCGCGCGGCTTCCTGCGCCTGCCCGGAATCCTGGAGCGCCTTGACGCGCTTGTAGAGCGATGCGGTGAGGAAACCTTCGGCCTCATCCAGCTTGATGAGCGCCTGCAGCGGCTCTTTGCCCAGGTCCGCGAGCTTCTTGCCCGTGGCCTCGGCCGCCGGGCCGCCTGCGCGCTCCAGGCGGATGGCGGCGTCAGCAGCACCACTCAGCACCTCGCGCGCCACGCGACCCGAGGCGACCAGCTGGGCCAGCACCTCCGCCGCCTGCGACTGCGTGCCCGATTGGCGGTCCTGGGCGGCTGCCAGTCGCTGCAGCTCGCCCGCGGTGACACCAGCGGCATTGCCGGTGAGCACGATGGCGCGCAGGTAGGCGTCCTGCTCGGCGCTGCCTTGCTTGTAGGCCAGGGCCGTGGCGGCGGCCGTCGCGGCCAGGGCACCAAGACCGGCGACCGCCGGCGAGATCAGCGAGGTGACGGCGCGCAGTGCGTTGCCCGTGCCGCCGAACACCGCCGACAACTGCGAGCCCTGCTGCAGCAGCGCCGTGAGGGGCGCACCGCCGCCCTGGATCTGTACGAACAGATCCTGCAGCTGCGCGCTGACCTGCGCGATCTGCTGGCCGCTGAGCTGGGTCTTCTGCCCGACCTTGGCGCCAGCGGCGCCCAGCTTGTCAAGACTCGCGGCCGCGCGATCGACGCCGGCCTGCACCTGGCCGGCGCCGTCGAGCGCCAATCGAATCTTGACTTCCGGGTTGGTCATTTCATGCCCTGTTTGCTGCGCTGGGCTTCAGCCAGCTCTGCGCGGCGCGCCAGCCATGCGCGTTCCATGACGCACAGGTCCTCGAAGACTTCGGCGCGGTCCTGCGGCGGTATCCGGCGGTAGGCCGGCGAGGCGCGCACGCCCGCGTAATCCAGTCCGGTCGGCCCGGCAAAGCCGTGGCGCCATTGCGTTTGCACCGCGGTCCACAAGCCGAAGGCGGGCAGGCAGTCGGGCCGCAGGTGGAACTCCTCGCCCGCGACGGGCTGGATGCGCCCCTCGCGCGCCAGTGCGGCAAGCCGGGCCAGACCGACTTCGCGCTGCGAACCGTCGGGCACCGGCGGCTGATCGTCGGCCGGGCTGAACTGCTGTTCATCGGGTTCATGGTTTGCGATCTCGCCGGCGGCCAGCAGCTGCGCCAGCCGCCTCAGTTTCCCGACTTGCCCCGGGCGCCGTTGGCCAGCAGGTAGCCGGCGAACACGAGGTCCACCATGCCGCCCACCAGCCCGTACAGCGCTTCCAGCGCCTGGGGGCTGGGGGGCACAGGGTTGCCGTCCTCATCGACCAGCGGGGCCTTGCCGATCCACGACACCAGCGCCACCTTGCGCTCCTTGAGAAAGTCGCCCACCTTCACGCCAGCGGCCATGTCCTCCTGCTGCTGCTCGCGCAGCTGGCGCTGCGCCGACAGGCGCATGCCGAAGGGCTTGTCTTCGCCCCCATCGTTGAGGGTGAACTTCACATCGAACTCGATGCGATCGGAGACGACGAGCTTGTAGGTAGACATGGCGGTGGCGCGGGGTGCGGTGGGTGGCGGGTGCTTGGCGTGTGGGCTTAGAAGGAGGTGAACATGCCGCTCATCGTGAGCGAGACCTTCTGCTTGAGCACCTTCTCGAACGAGGGCAGCGCCGAGGCCGACACCGTGCCGTAGGCATAGGCGTACACGCCGCCGGGCAGCACGAACTTGAAGGCCTTCTTGGCCAGGATGCGGCTGGCGGCCTGGATGGCCTGCTGGTCGGCGCGCGAGCGGTCCCAGCCCAGGGTCATCTCCAGGCTGGAGCCGCTGAAGCCGGTGGGCAGCTTGACGCCGTTGCGGCGGTCGAAGGGGCTGAGCTCTTCGAACTGGGCGTCGCCACCGGAAGCGGAGATGTCCAGGATCTGGCCCAGCGGCAGCCAGCCGCTGATCTTCTGAGCCGTGCCGGGGGCGCCGGCAGCCGGGTAGAAGTCGGTGTTGGCCGAGCTGTAGCCGGGCAGCGTGAAGGTGGCGGCGTCGATCTGGTCGACGCGGAAGATCGACTCGTTGAACTCTTCCCAGCCGGTGAGCAGCAGCACTTCGTCGTTGTCGACGTAGCCGTGCGCGGCGGAGGTGGCTGCCGGCGGCGCGGCATTGCTGATGGCGGTGACGTTCTTGGCGCCGTCCAGGCCGGTGGAGATGAAGAACTGGGCGCCGACGAGGGTGAGATAGGACATGGTGGGGCTCCTGGTGAGGGTTCAGACGTGGATGGATTCGGGGTCGCCTTCGACAGTGATGAAGACGGCTTCGAGGAACAGGCTGACGGCGCCCTGGCGGGCCGCCTGGCCCTCACCGTCGTGAACGCGGCGGCGCACGCCGACGCAGCGCAGCTGCCAGGGGGGCTGCGGGGACTGCAGGGCCTGCAGCGCCTGGAGCTGCAGGGTGTCGAGGGCGGACTCCAGCGCGTCGACGCTGACGGCAAAGCCGTCGGCGACCAGGCGCAGGCGGGTCTCCAGGCCGGCGGGGTAATCAATGGCGAGCGCTTCGGTGTCTTCGGACTCGATGCCGACGAACCAGCAGGGCAGCTCGGCCTCGACGGCCGGGTGGTAGCGACCCTCAAAGACACGCCCGCCCGTGAAGGCGCAGCCCTGCAGGCGCTGGGCGACGAACTGGCGGATCTGGGCGGCGGCCAGCATGGTGGTCAGACCTTGGCCAGCACGAGCTGCACCAGCAGGCCATCCGGCGCCACGGGCAGCACCTGGCGGATGCGGTAGCTGACGCCATCGCGCACCAGGGTCTGACCAGGCGCCGCGCCGCTGCTGGCAGCCAGCTCGGCGGTGGTGGCGGTGGACAGCATGCCGTCAAGCACGACTTCGCCAGCGACATCGAAAAGGCCCATCACCGGCACGCCGGCAAGGTGCATCTGCTCGCCCAGGTCGGCGAGCATGTCGTTGAGGTCGTCGGCCAGCGTGCTCATGGCTTACTCGGTCGGCGCCGGTGCCTTGGCAGCCGACTTCGCCGCTGCCTTGGCGGCCGCGGCGGCTTCGCGCGCCGCACTCAGGCGCGCGTCGCTGGCGGTGAACTGCTTGCCGCGGGTCGGGTCGTCCTTCTGGTCGACGTACAGGCCCTTGGTGGCGCGCACCACGGCGTGGGCGCTGTCGGCCTCCAGATCGGCCAGGGTGTTGGCCGGCAAGTGGGAGGGGCCGTCGAGTGACGGTGCAAAGGTGTCTTGGATGATCAGGACCTTCATGGGGTTCTCCGTGTGGCGGTTGCGCCCAGCGCCAGCACAGGCCGGCGCTGGGGCTGGTTCATCAGGTGCGCAGCGCGTCCAACATGGCCGCGAAGCTGGCGGCGCGGCGCACGGCCACGTCGCAGTCCTGCAGCGCGATGAGGCGGCGGCCGCCGCTGGTGGCGAGGGCGTAGGGGTCCAGGATCAGGTCCAGGCCACTCCAGAAGCCCATCAGCAGGTCGGCCCAGTTGCCGAAGGCGATGGCCGAGCAGACCGCGCCGCTGCCGCCCTTGACCAGGTTGCTCGGCATGCTGTTGGTGGCCACGGCGCGGTAGCCGTTGACCTCCTGGCCGTTCCAGGTCGGTGCGCCGTTGGTGCCGGAGAACACCTGCGTCAGCTTGAGCTGGGCGCGCATCTTGGCGTTGGTGCAATAGGCCATGGCGCCGATATCGGCGTTGGCGATGGCGACCGCCTCTTCCAGCGCGACCATGTGCGCGTAGGTGGGCGCAGCGCCGGCAGCGCCACCCGCCACGGCGCCGATTCCGGGGGTGTTGATCACGCCGCGCGGCTCGGCGCCGCTGCCGCTGCCGGCCAGGCCGGCGCGGTCGATCTCCACCGCCAGGCCCATGGCCAGGTCGGCACGCACCAGGGTCTCGATGGCCGGGGTGGCCTGCAGCAGGGTCTTGCGCGAGTAGTCGGTGAACATGCCGACGGTCTTGGGCGTCAGCGTGACCTGGCCGAAGGCGGCTTGGCTTTCGGTGGGGGCGTTGCCTTCCGTCACCCAGTAGGTGCTGGCGCCGGCCGTCTGCGACGGGATGGCGATGTTGCCGGTGAGGCCGTCGAGCACCGTGGCGCCGAGCTGCGCCAGCACCATGCGGTTGCGCAGCAGGTCGATGAAGTTGGAGGCCAGCAGGTCGGTGGCCACCAGGTTGCCGCCCGCCGTGGGCGTGCCCACGGTGAGGTCGCGCTGGGCCAGCATGGCGCGCACGGCGTTGGCCACATGCGCCTCGCGGGCCAGCTGGCCCTCCAGCACATCGATGGGCACGGTGAAACCGCCATTGCGGTGGGCGGCCATCGGGTCCTTGTCATCGATGGGGCGCAGCTTGCGTGCGGCCACCGAGCACTCGATCTCGAAGCCGGCGCGCTTTTGCGCCTCGCGGTCGTTCGGCTCCAGCAGCGCGTACATCAGCCGGGTGATGCTGAAGTTGCGCTTGTCGGAGTCGGTCATGCCGATGACCGGCTTGACCGCGGGCTTGAGCGCGCCGCGCTCTTCCAGCTTGGCCAGCACCTGGGTGCGGAAAGCGTCGACATCGGTGCCGGCGTTGACGGCGGCCTCGGCCTCGGACTGCAGCTGGTGCGCGCTGCCCATGGCGCGGATGGCCTGGGCGCGCTCGCGCTCGGCCTTGCGGGCGTTGTCTTCGACGACGCGGATATCCGGCTGCTGGGGGGCTGCCGGGGCGGCGGTGGTGGTATCGCTCATGCGGATCTCCTTGGGTTGAGCGGGTGCGGCCTCGGCGGCCAGGGAACGGCCCACGCCCACGGAGGCGTCGGCGGGAACGGGGACGATGGACACCTCGAAGGGGGTCCAGCGGGTGACGCGGTAGGTGGCCGTGTCGTCGGTGCGGCTCTCCAGCACCAGGTCGTCGATGGCATAGCCAACAGAGACCAGCTCGCGGATGCCATCGATGACGTCCTGAAAGATCTCCTGGCCCAGCGCACTGCGGCTGAAGCGCACCAGGGCGCGGCACTTGCGGTCGCTGTCGACCCAGGCCTTTTCCACCACGCCGATCTGCTGGCTGGTGGCGTGGTTGAGCAGCAGCGGGTGGCGGCCGTTGAGGCGCTCCAGGTTCACCGCCGCGGCGGTGCAGTCCAGGATCTCGACGCCCCACCAGCGCTCGTAGGGCACATCGCTGGCGAAGGCCAGCTCGACGGTGCGGGCTTCCTCGTCGACGGCGCTGCGCTCCAGGCGCAGGCTGCGCTTCTGGGGCCCTGCAACAGCGTCGCGCACGGCGGTGGGCAGTGCGGCGCGGGTGGCGGTTGTGATGGCCGTGGGGGTAGCGGTGTCGCTCATGGGGTCACTCCGTGCCGGTCGCCATGGCGCCGGTGATCAGCTGCAGGCGGCGGGCCTTGCTGGCGGGGTCTTGGTCGTCGGGCGCGGGCAGGCCGGCGGCGGCCACCTTGGCGGCCCATTCCTGCTGCTCGGCCAGCACTTCGTCGGGGTCGTCGCCGTTCTCGGCCATGACGCGCTGCGGGCTGGTGATGCCGGCCTCCAGGCGCGAGCGCTGGGCCTCGATGGTCTTGAGGGGGTCCAGCGGCTGCCAGGTGTGGCCCTGCCAGCGCATGCTGGTCAGGTAGGCCGGCAGGCGCGCAAAGCTGAGGCTGGCCAGTTCCGGCGCGGCCACCAGCGCGTGCTCCAGCCAGCGCGCATCGATGGGCTGGCGGAAGTGGGTGATGAACCACTGCTGCAGCTCCAGCCACAGCGTGCGTTCGTCGCCCAGGCCGAGCTGGCCGGAGCTGTAGTTCACGTCGCTGAGGTCGTTGCCCAGCGAGATGTAGGAGACCTCCAGCGCGCTGGCGACATTGCGCAGGCAGTCCTTGATGAACTGGCCATATTCGATGTTGGGGTAGTCGCTCTCGAAGGGCTTGGCCTCGACGCCGGCGGGCAGCTGGTCCCAGGTGCCGTCGTGCAGGGTCTGGAAGGCGGTGCCGGCGGCGTCGGTGCCGTCGACCTGGGCGGGGGGCGGCGCGGCATCGGGGTGCAGCGTGAAGAAGCCGCCGCGCTTGGCGCTCTCGCGGGCCTTGTTGAGGCCGGCGCTGGCGAAGTCCCCCGCCTGGAACATGGGCTTGAGGGCCGCCTGCATCCAGGGCAGACCGCGCAGCTGCAGGGCTTCGTCCGGCAGCATGAGGTGCAGGATCTCGTCGGCCGGCACGCGCACCAGGTTGCGGGTGCTGCCGTGGGGCTCCAGCGCGGCAGCATCGGTGCGCAGCCAGTAGGCGAGCACGCGGCCGTCGGCATCGGTCTCGATGCCCTGGCGGATCCGGGCGCCACCGGCCAGGTCGGCGCGGTGGTTGATGGGTAGCACATCGGCCGGCAGCAGCTGCACCTGGAAGCGGTGCGGGCCGCGGCCGGAGCGGTAGCGCACGAGCACCTCGCCGTCGACGACGACATGGCGCAGCGCCAGGCGCTCCAGGTCGCGCAGCGTGTACTTGCCGGTGACGTCGCAATTGCCCTTGGCGGACCAGAGGGCGTGTGCGGTTTCGATCTTGGCGTTGACCCCCGCTTGCAGGCCGCCCTCGGTGCGCAGGCGGCACTGCAGGCGGATGCCCTGGGGCCCGAGCACATTGCGGCGGACCATGCCGACGAAGCGGCGGCCGAAGGGGTTGTTGCGGCCGGCGTCGCGACTGCGTGCCCGCGTGGTGGCCAGGCCGGTTTCGGTCTCGGCATTGATGTGCAGGCCTTCGGCGTGCCAGCTGGCGACGTCGTTGGTGGTCAGCGCGGCGAGCAGCGAACGCTGCTGCTGGTTGGCTACCGCGGCAACGCGGTGAGCCGCGCGCTGGACCTGCTGCCGGGACTGCTCAGCGGCCACCGCCGTCGGCAGGTAGCCGAGGCGGTGTGCGATGCGCTGAAGGAACGATGCCATGGAGCGGCATCGTGTCGATCAAGGCGGAACTCGGAGGGGTGAGTTGTTCCGCTCTCGCTTCAGGCGACCCGGCGAAGCTGCGGTTGCCAGACCTCGACGACGACATCGGCGACCTGGGTGCTGTTCAAGTAGGCGCGGACCCAGACATCCAGGTTCGTCACGTTGGCCGGGAAGGTCGAAATTGGCGTGATCAGCCAGCCTGAGAAATCGCCCACCATCGGATCGGCATTGCTGTCTTGGGCGTGGCCGTAGACCTGCCAGCTGGTACCACCCGTCACCGTGCCGAACATCGCCACATCCAGACCGATGAGCCCCACCGCCCCAGTGACGCGGAATGGCACCGCGAAGTAGCACCGGTCCCCGGCGGTGAGCAGCGCCTGAATCCCGTTGCGCCGGAAGCGGCAGGACGGGGTGCCGGCAGCAGTGCCGTAGTTCAGGGTCATCACCTGCTTCTTGCCGCAGGCGTCGCCATCGGCAGCGACGGTTCGGGCTGCGACGGTCAGCGTGGCGCCCATGTTGGCGCCGTTGGAAATGTCGCGCGCCCAGTTCGTGGCCACGCCGGCCGAGTCGGTGGCGAAGTTGCTGCCGGAAAGCAGGTTGCCGGCGTCGGCGCCTATGGCGTCAGGATGCGCAGCACGCCAGCCGCTGACGCCGAACCACTTCTGCACCTTGGCCCACACGGCCGCGCCAATCGCCGCTGCGCCGCGCATGCTGGGGTGCGTGCTGTCGTGCACCATCGCGGCCAGAGGCTCGGGATTGTTTGCAGCCCCATCTACATAGGTGGCGCCGCCCTGGGTAGCACCCCAGGTGTCCACGAAGTCCCAGCCGTTCAGCGCGCACTGCTCGTACAGCCAGCGGTTCCACTGGTTGTGAATCGTCTGCTTGGGCTCGTCCCAAGGGGCGGCCGTGGTGCGCGGCGGGACGCTCAGCACGACGATACGGCCACTGCGGGCGCGCACCAGAGCGATCAGCTGCGACCAGCGGGCCTGCATGACCGCCAGGCTGTCGCCGGCGGAGTAGATGTCGTTCATGCCGATGCAAATGAACGCCATGTCCTCAAAGCCCGGCTGCAGCTTCGGCAGCAGGTCGATGATGTCGATCATCTTGCCGCCGCCGATCGCGGCCCAGGTGCGGCGCAGCGGCTCGCCCGCAAAGGTCTCCAGCCAGTTCGGCCAGCCGCGCGTGCTGGCGCGGTCTTCGATCATCATGCTCGGGCCGGTGCCGGCCACCGTGTGCACGGGACCGTCCAGACGCGAGGTGAAGTTGTTGGCGTCCGCCACAGAAATGATCGTTGCCCGCATGACGTTGACGGCTGGGTCAGCGGCGGCCACGATGGAATGCACCTGGCCCGCCGTCATGCCATGGGCCGTGCGCTCAATGGCTGCGGTGCCGTTGCCAAGGTTTGTCACGCTGGTGAGCGTGAGCCCGACGCGGGCGTAATCGGTGATGCTGTCGCCGACGAACAAGGCGGTGCGCAACGGCGCTGCTCCGGCCAGCGCTTGGCCAGCGGCGGTTGCAACGCCGGTTCGCTGGTCTACCTCGATAGCTGAACGGCCGGAGGCTTCGATCTGCTTGCGGGCGTCGCCGACCGGGGTGGCGACGCCGCTGCCGATCCAGTCGAGCGCCAGCGCGTTGGGTACGTCGTACTGCGTGCCGGCGACATACAGGGCGCCGCCAGCGCCAAAACGGGAAGCGAGCATCTGGATTTGCATGGGAACTCCTGGATCTACATGCGCACGACGAATCGCGTGCGGGGGCTTTGGCCGGCGGCGATGGCCTTGGCCGCGCGCTCAGCTTCGACATCGCGGCGGGCAGCGTTCAAGGCCTTGAGCAGCTCGCTCACGTCCTTGAACTTGCGCATGCGGGTGCCGATGCGGTACTCACCCACCACGGCGCTGCCGCTGGTCATGTGGGCGCGGTAGGCGGCCTCCAGATCGGCCAGGAAGCGCTCGGCCTCGCTGAGCAGCTCAGCCGCGCCGGTGCCGGCTGCTGCGGGGTCGGGCCGGATCTCCAGCGCCGCCAGGTCGCGGCTGGCGCGGTCGGCGCCGTTCAGGTAGAGCAGGCGGGCGGCGTAGATGCCGGGCAGCCAGGCTGCGGTGGTGGCAGCGGTGGCGGCCAGCGCAAAGGCCTCGCCGTCAGCGGCGCAGTCGACGCTGAGGCGCTGCGGGCCGATGAGCACGAGCTTGGCACTCCAGCCGCCGGACGGCGCATGGTCGCCGGCGTCAAAGCGCCAGGCCGTGCTGTCGCCGGCCGTGTGGGTGCTGGGGAAGGTGTCGCTCACATGCTGCGCCGCGGCTAGGGTTGACCATCGCAAAGGCCTTCAGGTTGCCGGGCGGCGCGGAACTGCGCGGGGTGAGTTGTTCCGCCGCTCAGTCCGGGCGGATGAGGCGCAGCTGGCTGACGACGCGGCGCACATAGCGGTCGCTGACGTTGAGCCGCTCGCTGATGAGGGCGTTGGGCAGGCCCTGCTCGGCCAGCTCGACGATGCGGGCCTTGGTGGGCAGGTCGGGTACGCGGCTGATGTGGTGGAAGTGGCCGCCCAGGCTGCCGCGGGCGCGGCGCTCGGCCTCGACGAGCGCGGTCTGCACGGGGTCCGGCGGCACGCCGCTGGCCTCGATGGTTTCGCGCACGATGCGCAGGATGATGGCGAGGGCGTCCATTGCGGGGCTCAGCGTTGGCGGCGGGCAGCGCGCAGGCGCTGGATGCGTTGAATGGTGGCGGCCGGGCTTTCGGCGGCTGGGGCGGGTGCAGCGGCGGGGGGCGCGGCGGCGCTGTCGGGCACGACGACATCGGCCGGCTGACCGCCGACCTGCGCCGCACGCGGCAACACGATGCCGGCCAGCATGGGCGCCAGCCGGGCGGCGGCCAGGGCGTAGACGAGGCAGTCCAGCGCTTCGTTGCGGGGGCGCAGCTGCACCCACTCCTGGAAGGGCCGGGTGCCGCGCACCTTGGTGACCAGGCGCTCGGCGGCGAGCTGGGCGAAGTACTCGTCGTCGAAGGCGGGGGTCTGCGGGAAGTGGATGTAGCCGGGGCCAGGCGCGGGCAGCTTGAGGCGGGCATAGATGAGGGTCTTGGCCTGATCGACGCCGAGGGGCTCGACGGGGCGAGCCCGCTTGCGGCGGGCGCGCAGGCGCTGGCGGCGGCGGCGTTCGTCTTCGACCAGCGGGCGCCCTGCCCCGCTGATGCCCTTGACGGGCACGGCCCAGGCGCGGGTGGCGCAGAAGTCGTGGACCATGCTGGTGTTGAAGCCGGTGTCGATACCGGCCAGGCGCACGCCGGCTTCGATGAGAGCGTCGTGCAGGTCGTCCCAGACCTGCTGCTGGGTGGTGTCGCCGGGCAGGATGAGGTGGTCGATGAGCCAGGCTTCCTCGCCCGCGCCCCAGCCGACGATGCTGGCTTCGAGGCGGTCTTTCTGCACGTCGACACCGGCGGTCTTGAGCAGGACGGGACAGGCGACGGGGTCGTAGGCCTCCAGGCGGGCGAGCAGGCTGCCGGCTTCGACGCTGTCGCCGATCTCGCGCCAGACCTCGCCGAGGTAGGTGTTGACGAAGGCCTTGAGCTCGGCGCTGTCGCCCTGCACGTCGAGCCACTTCTGCGCGATCTTGAGCCAGCCCAGGCCGAGGCCGGTGGGGGCGTAGAGGGCATTGAGGTGGTAGCCGCGGTGGTGCTTGCGCTGCGGGTGCTTGGCGATCCAGCGGCCGGCGGCGAGCATGTCGGGCTTGTGCTTTTCCTCGATCTCGGCGCCGCAGTGCTGGCAGACGTACCAGGCGGCGATGGCCTGCGGGGGCTCGCCGGGCTGCTCGGGGCCGAGGCGCCACTTCAGGCCGTGCCCAGTGCCGGCGCCGCCGAATTCGAGGGCCTGCAGCTCGCCGCAGTGGGGGCACGGGACGTGGTAGCGGCGCTGGTCGCTGCGGCTGTACTGCAGCGCGATGCGGCTGGTGCCCTCGGTGGTGGGGGTGCTGACGAGGTAGGTCTTGGCCCGGCTGAAGGTGCGCTGCCGGTTCTCGATGAGGGTCATGGGGTCGCCCTCGCCGCCGACGTCCCAGGGGAAGGCGTCGACCTCGTCGCAGATGACGTAGGGCAGGTGGTCGGAGCGCAGGCTGTCGGGGCTGTTGGCGCCGGCCTTGATGACGCGGGCGCGGGCGCCGTACTCGAGGAGGTCGCCGCGGTTGGCGCGGTTGCGCTGGGCGCTGGGGGTGAGCTTGGCGAGGGCCGGGCTTTCGTCGAGCATCTTGGCCAGGCGCGGGTTGAAGCTGCGGTCGCGCAGCTCCAGCGTGGGCACGACGACGAGCAGGTCCTTGTTCTGCAGGTGGAGCATCACGTAGCAGATCCAGTTGTACATGGCCTCGGTGCCGCCCACGCCGCTGCTCTTGATGAAGGTGACCTGGCGGACGGCGCTGTGCTCGCTCAGGCTGTCCATGATCTCGGTCAGGTAGGGCGTGAGTTCGTTGCGCCAGGGGCCGGGGCTGTTGGTGCCGCTCTTGAGCAGGCGGTACCGCTGCGCACATTGGCTGACGTTGAGGATCTGCCGCGGGGTGGCACCGCGGTTGAAGGCGTCGACCAGCTGCAGGGGCAGCCGGGCCTGCGCGGCCTGGGCCTGGGCGGCGGGGGCGAGATCGCTGAGCACGTCGTGCGTGACGAGGCTCATGGCGTGGTGGACGCGGGTTTCGTCGGCCTCGGTGCCGATGGCCTGCAGCCAGGACTCGACGAGCTGCTCTAGCGACTGGACGGCCAGGCGACGCAGCAGCGCGCCGGTGGCCACGGCGACGGGGTGCGGCAGCACCTCGGCCTGGGCGCGCTGGCAGGCGGCTTGGGCGCGCTGGGCCTGCAGCCGCTCGCGGGCGGCTTTGAGGTCCGTCAGGGTGACGGACTCGGGGGGCTGCGGGTCGGCGACGGTGTCCATTCAGTTCAGCGAGCGGTGGCCAGGGCCTTGGCCAGCTCTTCCTGGAAGATGGGCTGGGCGTGGCGCTGGACGGTGCCCTGGATGGCGTCATCGAGCGCGAGGCGGCGCTGGTAGCGGGCGCTGCGCACGAAGATGAGGATGGGCAGCAGTTCGTTGACGCCGGCTGCGATGCGCACGCGCTGGTAGACGCCGAGCTGGCCACGGCCGCCGGGCCGGCCGACGAAGTAGGCGAAGCCGAACTTGCTGCGGGTGCCCCGGGCCATGCGGGCCTTGGTGGCGGGGGTGGCGTTGGCCTTGAAGCCGGTCTCCAGGAAGGCCTGGAAGTAGCTGAGGATCTGGACGATCTGGCCCTGGCTCATGTTGCCGTAGGCGTCGAGCTTGGCGCCCTGCCCTGGCACGGTGACGTAGCCATCGGGGAGCGCGCCGGCGGCGCGCAGGGCGCGCTCGAAGCGCTTGATGCGGCGCTCGCCGCCGTAGACCTGCCATCGCAGGTACAGCTCGGGGTCGATGCCACCGGTGCGGCCGGTGGCCTTGAAGTCGATGCCGGTCTCGGGCTTGTCGCGGGTTGCCAGGCCGTACTGGCGAACGCTGTTGAGGGTCCAGGGCGTGGGGCGATCGAAGCTGTCGCGCATTTCGGCCTTGACGTCCTGGATGCCGAGCTGCGCGAGGCGGTTGAGGGCGCGCGAGGCGGCGAAGCGGACTTGCTTGTCGGCGCCGCCGAGGGTGGCCTTGAGCTGGTCCAGGCCGGTGAGGGTGACGTTGATCATGGTGCGATGGCCTCGGGGCTGCTGCTGCGGGTGGTCTGCACCAGGCGGCGCAGGGCGCGGGGGAATTCGTGCCGCACCTGGTGGCGGACGCTGCGCAGCTCGCGCAGCAGCAGCCGGCGGCGCTCGGCGGGGTCGGTGGCGACGGCCAGGCGGGGGGCGACTTGGTCGACGAGGCGCTCCACGGCACCGCGCAGGGTGGCGCCGAGGCCCTGGAGCTCGGCGAGCAGGGCTTCGCGGGGGAGCTGCTGGCCGGCTTCGATCTGCAGCTGCAGGCGCAGCAGTTCGTTTTGCCAGTGCAGGGCAACGGCCTGGTGCTGGGCGCGGCTGGCGCCATCGGTCTCAGGGGCTGTTGCGCCCGCAACAAGGCCCGCAACGGGGCTGCCAGGGGCCGATTCAGCGCCGGGCAAGGGGATGCCCTGCCCGCGTGCTTCGGCGTGGCGGGCGGCGACGTCGTCGCGGCCGCCGCGGCTGGCGTGCCAGCGCTGCAGGCTGGGCTCGATGAGGACAAGTCCCTCGGGGGTGAGGGACAGGCGACCGGCCTGGGCAGCCCGGGTGACGGTGCTGCGGTTGACGCCAAGACGCCGGGCAAAGGCTGCCAGGTGCTCGGTCTGCGCTTTGTTCCGGGCTTCATCAGCCTGTTCCGGAAGCCTGGAACCGCCTAAGTTCTTGTTTTTCATCATTTGTTCCAGGTGTTCCGGGTGTTCCAGGCAGGGACGCGCACACGGGCACGCCTGCGCGCCTGCCTGCGCATGGGTGCGCCTACGTGTGCGCAGGGGAGCCCGGAACACCCGGAACACCCGGAACATTCCTTTTCCGACAAGGGTTTACGGTGTTCCGGGGTGCTGGAACAGATGGCGCCAGCCTGGAACAAATGCGGGCTCAGGCGTTCCATGCGGCGTCCTTCCCGTACTCGCGGACCGCATCGGCGAACTTGGTGCACCACTCGTTGAGCCAGACGGGCGGCTTGGAGGCGGGCGGCATGGCGCTGCCCTCGGCCTCCAACAGCTTGGGCGAGGGGATGACGACGGGCAGCAACTTGCCGCCCTGGTGGCCGGGCACGGCGACGCGGGCCTTGCGCTTCTCCCAGCCCGGGACGCGGCCGACAAGGTTCAGGAACTGGTTGCTGGCGCGGGGGTGCTTCTCACCGTTGGCGCGGCACCATCGGCTGTAGGCGGTGTAGAGGTCGTGGGTGACGCAGGGGCCGACGGGCAGCGGCAGATCGTGGTCGGCCCATTCATCGATGAAGCGCTGCTCGCTGGTCTTGCTGACCTGGATGAGCTCGCGCTTGGCCTCGGTCATGGGCGGGCGCTTCTTGGGGTGGAAGCCCTCAAGGTCCAGCGCGAGCAGGTAGGCATAGAAGGCCTCGATGCCGCCGGCGGCGAGCTCCAGCTGGACGCGGTCGTAGTACGCCTCTTCGCGCTCGGGCGGGGTCCAGACGACGAGGTGCCGGCGGTCGTCGTTCTCGATGGGCAGGGGCTGCCCTTCGTTGGAGAGGTAGGCGATGTTGAGGTGGTTGCGCTGGCGGTAGGCAGCAACGTTTTTGGGATTGATGCGGATCCACTCGCCGGTGACGAGCTCCTTGAGCTCGTTCTTGATGTGCCACATCTCCTGCCGGGTGACGACTTCCTCGGCCAGGATGAAGAGCTTGCTGTCGCTCCAGTCGGCGTTGAACTTGTCCTCGAGGCCGCGCTGGTTGAGGACAGTGCTGTAGTCCCCGTAGATCTTGGCCAGCGCCTGGAAGACAGTGCTTTTGCCGGTGCCCTGGGGGCCGTGCATGATGACGGCGCTGTTCATCTTGGCGCCCGGGTTCTGCAGCGGGTAGGCCATCCAGCGGAGCAGCCACCAATAGACCTCGTCGCCGTTGTCCTCGCCGCAGAGGTAGCGCAGCAGGTCGAGCAGGCGCTCGCAGCTGCCGGGCTTGGGCTTCATGGGCCAGCCCTGCCAGGTGTTGAGCTCGACACCGCGGTCGCTGCCGTCGGGGTCGAAGCCGACCTGGTCAAGGTAGTAGGCGCCGCGCTCGATCCAGGTGGGGTGGCGCTTGACGTCATCCCAGCGCACGCCGGCCGGCAGCAGCGCGACGGCCTGCTTGACTTTGACGATCCGGTTGGTCCAGCGGTCGAAGAGGTAGTCGCCGCTGCCGTCGTCGAGCGGCACGTAGCGCTCGACCAGGTCGTCCAGCGGCAGCACGGAGACCGCGCGGCGACGGCCCTCCCCCTCCCCCCCAGGTGCTGAGGGGGCGCCCGGGGCCCGGGTGGCGACCTTCCACCCTTGCGCCTGCAACACGGCCTCGACCTGACGGGCCACCAGGTGGAGGCCGCCTTGGGGGTGGCAGTGCAGGTCGTTGAAGTCGGTGTCGCCCTTGCGATCGGCCGGGCGTTGCGTGGGGAATTCAGGGCGGACCCAGGCGCCGCCGATGGCGAGCGCGGCGGCTTCGGCGGCGCTGGCGCCGGGGTTGTCTCGGCCATGCTCCTGGCCGCAGTGCGCGCAGATGGGCGAGGCGTCGACCGGGGTGAGCTTGTTGCAGGCGTGGCACTTCTGCAGCCAGTCGTCATCGGCGCAGACCAGGATGCGCGCGCCCTTGTAGGCGGCGGCCAGGCCCTTGGCGACGTGGAGCAGGTTGCCGGCGTCGAAGGCGACAGCGACCGGCAGGCCGGTGGCCTCATGCAGGCTGGCACCGGTGGCGAAGCCCTCGCACAGCAGGATGACGCTGCCGCGGCCGGCCAGGCCGATCAGGAACCAATGGCCCTGCTTCTTGAGGCCAGGGGGCGAGTAGTCCTTGTCGCGCCCCTTCTTGGCCTTGATCGCCGGGTCGGAGTAGATGACTTGCAGGCCCCAGACCTTGCCGCGGGCGTCACTGATCGGCACCACCAGGTTGCCCTGGGCCGACAGCCTGGCGCCGTACAGCTTGCCAGTGGGGAGGCCCTTGCGCGCGAGGTAGGCATTGGCGCCGGCCTCGCGCGACAGCTGGCCCCACCAGCGGGTGGCGCGGGCTGCGGCGCGCTCGTGCTGGCGCTTGAGCTCGGCCGCCGCGGCGAGCGCCTCGGCCTTCATGCGGGCGCGGAAGGCCTCGACCTGATCCGGCGACATGCGCTCGCGGCCCAGCTTCGGCAGCTGGATCTTCTGCGCACCGTTGTCGTTGCCCGAGTAGATGCCGAAGGCGCCGACGATCATCACGTCGCCGCGCGTCAGCGTCATCTCGTAGAGCCGGTACCAGCCGCGCCGCTCGGTGCCGCCGCCATCGACCCTGCACCGCACCGGCTTGGCCGTGCCCACCTCGAGCGGCAGCTTGACCAGCAGGCCGGCAGCCTCAAGCTGCCGCTGAACGTCGTCCAGATTGATCGCCATGTTGCCTATGCGCCGACCCTGTCGCCTAGCGCGACAACGGGGCTCGAATCACCCGCGGTCGGCAGGGGCCAGGAGGGACCCAAGCCCTGGCGGTCGCTAAAACTTGATCTTTTAAGGCGGGCGGCGGCCGAAGGCCGTTGCTCGCAACGCGCGGCGCGGCGCAGGCCTGCCCTGGTGGGGGAATGGGGCATCAGCGGCGGCGGGCTGGGGTGGTGTTCAGGCCGGCGGCTGCCAGCATGTGAGGCAGCTGCTGCAAAAGCTCAGACAGGGCGTGCTCGCGCGCTGCCCCCTCGTCAGCCAAGTACTTGCCCACGAGGTAGTAGATCGGCGACTTGTCGCCCGAGGTCTGGATGTAGCGCTCCAGGTCGTCAACGCTGAACTTGCGGTGCGGGTCGTCGCTCAGCGCCACGCTCAGGTTGCCGGGGCTCAGGTCCAGGTCCATTGCCACGGTCTTGAGGCCGCGCCGGTACACACCGGAAGCCACACAATCGCGCAGGCTGCGATGGGCGTGCAGCAGGTCGTCGTTAAACGCCAGGGTCAGCTGGCGCTGTGAATCACTGATAACGGGCGATGGCATTTGGTATCTCACGTTTGCGGTGGTTATCACTGGCGGGCGGGACGATGCGATCCATGAAAACCGTCACGAGCCCGGCCGTCAGTTCAAGGAAAAGGTGGACGCCCTGCAGTGGTTACGCTGTTGGCTCTCACACGCAACAGCCCAAGGAGGGCGCCCATGGAATTCGAAAAGAGACTTGCCCGAATCGAGGCCGGGCAGCACTTCGCTATGGGAATGCTGATGGGCATCGCTCAGGCCAACCGCGGCAATCCGGAGCTCTTGAACTGCATCAAACACAGCCTCGAACAGCACCATGCGGCGCTGCTCGCTCAGACAACGGACGAAGTGAGGCTGGCAGCGTTCCAAGAGCTGCTGGAGACGGTTCCAGGAATGACCGGATCGAAGCCAGCCTGAGTGCATGCAGGATCAGCGCCGACTCGCGATTCAGGCGCCGCAGCTTGGACTCGGGCACGGACCGGACTCGCTCAGCCATGAGCCGCCTCCTGAGCCTTGGGGGCAGCGACCGGCGCAATCAGTTCGGCGTGCAGAGCTTGCAGCTTTCTGTAGTTCCTCGAAAGAACGTCCTCAACCTCGCCACGAAGAATTTTGCTGACCGTGGGCTGGGGAATGCCCGTGCGCTCTTCGATCTGAACCTGCGTGAGGCCAGCCTCAATCAAGGCCTTGACGTAGTCGCGTGCTTCCATGGCTGCATATTCCTTTGCGACTATTGTGCCAGTCCCTTCGGAATATGCAAGTGCGATTGAATGCCACATGAGCAGACAACTCGACACCCTGGCGGCGCGCGCAAGGCACGCTCGGAAGATGCGCAAGATGACGCAGACCGAGCTGGCCGACTTGGCGGGCATGAAGCAGCCCGACATAACCAAGATCGAAAAGGGGCTGATCCAGAAAACGACCGGCATCGCCCGCCTGGCCAAGGCCTTGAGTGTTCAAGTGGAATGGCTTGAGCTTGGAGATGGGCCAGAGCCTGACTGGCGCGCCATCCCCAAAGAGGATGAGAGCCTCCGCAATCAACTAGCTCATTCAATGAGCTACCTGCGCGCCAAAGTCGAGCCTCAAGCATGGGGAGAACTGACTTTGAAGGCTCAGAGCGATGATCTAGATTCCGAGTTTTGGGCGGTCCTTCCAGACGACGCCATTCGCGAAATGGCCCCGGCGGGCACGAAAGTGAAGTTCACGACGGGCCTGGAGCCCAGCCTTGGCGATGCGGTTCTGCTGGTTGATCCAACTGGGCGGCTGCTGGTGCGCGAGTACCGCGAACACCTTGTCGAGGGATGGGAAGGCCATGCCCACAGCGAAATTTATGCTCGCGTGCCGGGGAACATGCCAGGCGTTCGCATCGTTGCTGTAGCGACCGGCATCGAGACGCGGTTTTCTATGATCCCAAGGAGGTAAGAGGGTGCGGCTGATTTCTGTTTTGGCGCCAATCCTTGGCGCCTGTGTATTCGCTGGATGCGCCTCCAGGCCGCCAGTAGCGGAAGGCATCTTCCTGCAGGCCGAGCAGGTTTCGCAGAAGCTGGTCATGCCGATCGGCAGCACACTGACCCGGGAGATTGGTGAGCCGATGTACGAAAGCGGCGTCATCTCTACCGAGGTGACGCGGATCGCAAGGCTCGATGGTCCTGCAGAGGCTGAGATGGATCAGGGTTTCCGTCTCTCGCTGCCAGTCGGAGCCCAGAAAGTCCTGAGTAGGCGCTCAGCGGGGGACCTGCCCGCGATGTGCGCCATCGCTGGTGGGACGGGTGGCGCGGCGATGGTCCTTACGGGCGGCGGTAACGTATCGGCCTGTCTGGTTGACACCGACAAGAACGGCGACTTCGATGTTGCAATGTTTGAGCGCTACGAGCGGTACTTCAAGCTGAAGGCGGCCGCACCCTACACCGTAGTCGCAGAGAACAAGCGAGAGCTAGACACTCGCGGTCAGTTCCGCCGGCAGCTGATCTATCAGGGGCTCGCTGGAGGCGTGGTCCGAGTGACCTACAGAGAGTTTGTGCGCGACATGGCGCGCGATGCGTTCACGCAAGAGCTCAGCTATGAGCTGCGCCAGGATGGCACTGCCGAGGCCGGGTTCCGCGGCCTACGGATGCGAATCTTGTCGGCCAGCAATAGCGGAATCACCTACGTGATCGACAAACCGATGGACTGAGGCGCTACCAACGAGTCAGGCCCGCCGCGTGCGGGCTTTTTTGCGTCTGCTGGTTTCCTGCCGCCTCGTTTTATTCTTTTGCGCTTGACGCGTGTAATTCTTTTGGGAATACTTTGCCCATCGCAACCAGGAGATCGCGATGGGACTTCACCAAATCCACGCCACCACCAGCTACCGGGCCTACCTGCGCCCGGCCGGCACTGACGCCGACACCGGTGTCCTCCCCTTCATCCAGCTCAAGGCCGTCAACGCCGAGCACGCCCTGCGTGTCGCGCACGCGGTCACTGGCGCACCGGTTGACAGCGTCGAGCGACTGGACAGCGTCGCGGCACTGGCCTGAACGGCGGGCAGAAGCATGCACCGCTACCCTCTCGCTCCACCGGCCCGCCAGCGCACCGGCCTTGACCGCGTGCTCAGCGTGCTCCTCGCCACCGGCCTGGGCATCGCCCTGGCCCTGCTCCTGGCCCACTGGGCTGCGTGCGAGGGGCTGTGCTGATGCCGCCCCCCACCAACTTCGCGCGGTTCGTCGCGCCGCCGCTGACCATCTGCATCCAGCGCCACGGCCGTAACACGCGGCCCGGGCACTACCTGCTGACGTGCCTGGTGCAGAGCGAAGAGCCGGCGCGCTTCTTCCCCGACCTTGACGGCCTGCACTACGCCGACGCCGTCATCGACGACTTCGGCAACCTGGTGCCCGTGCCGGGCGAGCAGATCTGGGTGCTGTCATGAGCAGCCACGTCATCCCCACCCGCCGCAGCTGGCCCGCCCGCCTGCGCGCCAAGCTGCAGGCGTTGCCCATCCGCTGGTCGATGCTGGGCAACAGCGTCGACGCCATCTTCCACGAGCAGCGCATCGCCCAGCACCTGGTCACCGTCAACGACCCGGACGCTGACCCCGAAGACCTGCGCATCGCCAGCGCGCAGATCCAGATCCACCAGACCCAACTGGTGCACCTGGAGCGCAAGTACGACGCGCTGATGGACCGCCTGCTGGACTTGGGCGAAGCGCCATGAGCCCCGCCGCGCACCCCGTGCAGACGCCTGCACACCCCGACTGCGCCATCAAGATCAACGGCACCCTGCAGCGCGACGCCGAGGTGCGCCACACCGCCGGCCAGCCCAGCCACGCCTACATCGTGGCCGAGCTGCACACCGGCAAGGGCTTGCCCTACCAGCTGCTGCAGGACCTCGGCACGGAGCCGGCAGCGCACCTGGCCGCCGAGTCCAAGGCCCGCCTGCTGCGCCGCGGCGCCCTGTGCACCGCCTGGGCCAAGGGCTTGGTGCCGCAGACCGACCACGGCCACGCCGTGCTGCGCCTGGTCGACGTCACCGACGTCATCCCCCACGACATCCCCACCTGCAGCGCATCGCGCTGATCGGAGTCACCGCCATGACCTACGAGTCCTCATTGCGCGCCGCGCACATCATCCAGCGCCATGCCGCGCTGCAGCTGGAGGTGCTGAGCCTGCGCTGCGAAGTCAGCTGGCCCGACGGCAGCCGCGTCGACCTGCACCCGGTCCAGAAGGCCGGCGTGCCCGACCGCTACCTGCGCGCCCTGCACCACCAGGGCCACTGGCTGGTCTTCGACCTGCGGCACATCGTGCCCGCCCTCAGCCACGAGCTGGCCACCGCCCCCGAGCGCGACCAGCCCGGCACCGTGCTCTACACCCTACGCGCCAACCTGCACCGGGCCAACGCCTTCCTGCAGCTGGCCGAGCAGGTCGCCATCGCCCGCTGGCCCGGCAGCCCCCGCGCGGCGGACCCGCGCCCCACCCGCAGCGGCGCGCCCCGGCAGCCCAACACCGGCGCGGAGGCCCTCGCAGCATGAGCTGGATCCTCACCGCAACCGGCCGCGCCGTGGACATGGCCATGCCCATGCCGGCCAACGTCGACATCCTCGACATCGCCTGCGCGCTGGCCCAGCTGCCGCGCTTCACCGGCCACTGCGCCCGCCCGTACAGCGTGGCCGAGCACAGCCTGCTGGTCACCGAGATCTGCGAACGCGAGCTGCAGATCGACGCCGAGGGCCTGCTGGCCGCCCTGCTGCACGACGCCGCCGAGGCCTACATGGGCGACTGCAACACCCCGCTCAAGGTGCTGCTGGGCAATGCCTGGTACGCCATCGAGCGCCGGCACGAGGGCGCCATTGCCCTGGCCTTCGACCTGCGCATCACCCTGGGCGCGCGCCAGGCCATCAAGCAGGCCGACCTGATCGCCCTGGCCACCGAGCGCCGCGACCTCATGCCCAGCCACGCCGCCGGCCAGCAGCCCTGGGACTGCCTGCGCGGCGTGCACGCCTGCAGCTGGGTCAACCTGGCGCACCCCGACCTGGCGCAGCACAGCTGGCTCTTCTGGCGCGACCGCTTCCTGGACCGCTTTGGCGACCTGATGCACGGCCGGCAGCTGAGGCGCGAGGGCTGCAGCCGGCATGACGTGGGAGCGGCGGCATGAGCCGGGCCCGCCCCGCGCTCATGCGCATCGCCATCCTGGAGCGCCTGGGCAATGCCGCCGCACAGGGCCTCACCATCGGCGAGCTGCGCGCCCTCATGCCCGGCTATAGCTACGGCAACTGCGCCGGCCAGCTGAGCCACCTGCGCACCGCCGGCGAGCTGTTCACGCTGCGGCAGGGCCATGTGGCCGTCAACTACGCCAACACGGTGCCGCTCAGCATCGCCCAGACTAGCTTCGCCGAGCGCCTGCCGGTGCTGGTGCAAGAAGCCCACACGGCCCGGCGCCTGCGCGACGCCCTGCCATCGCCAACCCAATCGCCCACCGCCCCACCAGCAGCCGATGACCGCCGCCGGCGCGACCAGCAGCTGGCCAACCGCACCGCCCGCGCCATCCAGGGCGACGGCACCTACGAGCCCGCCAAGGCGCCCAAGCCGCCGCCCACGGTGGAAGCCGTGGACCCCAGCAAGGTGCAGCAATGCACAGGCTGGACGCCGCGCTGGGCCGTCACCGAGCCCATCACCAGCCTGCCTATCGGGCAGTACGACACGCCGCCCAGCCGTTGGGCCGAGGCCGCAATGAGCGGCGAGCGCTAGCCAACCCAGTTTCCTGGCCGTGCCGGCAGCGGGCGCTGATCCACGCCACCACGCTTGCCGGCGTCCCGCGAGGGCGGCCTTTCTTCTTCACCACCACTGCCAAGGAGGCAGCCCATGTCCGAGCAGAAGCAATCCCCCATCAGCCAAGCCGCTGCCACCGACGTCCCCGACCTCATCGCGGAGCTGGACGGCGGCCAATTCGAACGCATGTTGTCCATCGCGCTGAGCCAGTCTGCGGCGGCCGCCGTCGACAACGGCAAGGTCGCCGAGGTGAACGTCAAGTTCAAGCTCAAGCCCATCAGCGGCACGCACCAGATCCACCTGGAGCACACCCTGGTGTTCAAGAAGCCCACCAGCAACGGCAAGACCAGCGAAGAAGCCGCGCAGACCACCACGCTGCATGTCGGCAAGTTCGGCCGCCTGACCCTGATCCCGGAGAGCCAGACCAGCTTTCTGGACAAGGCCGGCAAGGTCAGCGCCTGAGCCTGACCACCCATCCCGCAACTACCTGGAGCCCCAATGCTCACCGAACAAGCCGTCGAGAAACTTCAACAAGGCGCCGCGATCGCGCAGGCCAATATCGCCATGGCCCAGGCGTTCGCCGCGCTGCCCAGCGACTTCGCGCTGCACGACCTGGAGAGGTTCGCGCCGACGCGCCGCCGCGCCCGCGGCACCTTCAGCACCCCGTTCATCGCGGCCTTCTGCGCCTACCTGATCAAGCACGCCGAGGCCGGCGCCACGGCCTTCGTGAACCCGGAGCGCATCAACTCCACCGCGGTGCTGAACCTCGGCAGCCCGACCGAGCCCGGCCACGCCGACAACCTGGCAGTGCTGGCCCCGACCAAGACGGCAGCCTATGCAGCACTCACCAGCGTCGCCAACGGGGGCGGACAGGCGCAGCGCACCATCGCCGAGTTCTTGGAGGACTGGGCCGGCCAGATCCAGTGCTTCAACGACGCCGGCGAGATCCAGCCCGGCCAGGCCGTCGCCGCGGTGCGCAAGATCACCATCGAAGCGCTGCGCAAGCAGGAGAGCCAGGAGCAGTCCTTGAGCGCTACGCGCAGCGCGCTGGAAAGCGTGACGGCCAGCAGCACCGAGCCGCTGCCGACCGTCATCTACTTCCGCTGCCTGCCTTACGCCGAGCTGCGCGAGCGCACCTTTGTGCTGCGCCTGGGCGTACTGACTGGCGACAAGGCGCCGTCGATCGTGCTGCGCATCGTCAAGCCCGAAGAGCACGCCGAGCAGATGAGCCAGGAGCTGGCCGAGCTGATCGAGCAAGGCCTGGCCGAAAAGGGCGCCATCACCACCGTGGTGGGCGGCTACCAGGCCAAGAGCTGATCAACGGGGCGGCACCGGCTGGGAGCTCTCGGCCGGCAGCGAACAGCGCGAGCCGCCCCACCCCACCAACTGCATAGGACCATAAATTGCCTGTGAAGACTGCAACCGAACAGCTCACTTGGCACTGGCTCCCAGCCATGCCCGACGCTGACATCACGGTCCTCCTGAAGGTTATGCCACGCAGCGGCGGCGAGATCGACGGCTTCGATGTCTGGCCGGGCTACTGGAACGGTGAACGCTGGCTCTGGGCCGATGGGCTACGCGTGGCCGGACAGGTTGAGGCCTGGGCAGATATGCCGGAGGGTCCGAAGTGCTGACCCCTCAATTCCTCCTACCCATCCACCACGAACTCGCCGTCGACCTGTTCGCCGGCGGCGGTGGCGCCAGCACCGGTATCGAGCAGGCCATCGGCCGGCCGGTGGACATTGCGATCAACCACGATCCCGAGGCGGTCAGCCTGCACGAGGCCAACCACCCGCAGACCCGGCACTTTGTGTCCGATGTCTTCGAGGTCGACCCCCTCACCGTCACCGACGGCCAGCCGGTAGGCCTGCTCTGGGCGAGCCCCGACTGCAAGCACTTCAGCAAGGCCAAGGGCGGCAAGCCGCGCAGCAAGAAGATCCGCGCGCTGGCCTGGGTCGTCATCAAGTGGGCCAAGGCGGTGCAGCCGCGGGTCATCTGCCTGGAAAACGTCGAGGAGTTCCAGACCTGGGGCCCGCTTCGCGCCGACGGCATGCCCTGCGAGCTGCGCAAGGGCAACACGTTCCGCCGCTGGCTGGCCCAGCTGCGCAACCTGGGCTATGCCGTGGAGTGGCGCGAGCTGCGCGCTTGCGACTACGGCGCGCCGACGATCCGCAAGCGCCTGTTCCTGGTGGCGCGGCGCGATGGCCTGCCGATCGTCTGGCCCGAGGCCACGCACGCGGCCAAGCCGGCGAAGGGCTCGGGTCTGCTGCCGTACCGCACGGCCGCCGACTGCATCGACTGGTCGCTCCCGTGCCCGTCGATCTTCGAGCGCGAGCGGCCGCTGGCCGAGCCGACGATGCGGCGCATCGCCCACGGCATCAAGCGCTATGTGCTGGACGCGGCGCGGCCGTTCATAGTGCGCATCGGCCAGCAAGGCGGCAACGGAACCTACACGAACTCGCCGGCCCAGCCGCTGACCACCATCACCACCAAAGCCGAGCACTGCCTGGCTGTGCCGACCCTGGTGCAGACGGGCTACGGCGAGCGTCCCGGCCAGTCGCCCCGCGTGCCCGGCCTGGACAAGCCCCTGGGCACCTGCGTCGACGGCCAAAAGCATGGCCTGGTGGCCGCCTACCTGGCAAAGCACTTCGGCGGCGAGCCCCAGGCCGGCAAGACCGCGGCGGATCTGCGCGACCCGGCGCCGACGGTGCTGGCCAGCGGCGGGCCGCAGGCTCTGGTGACGGCGCACGTCACGAAGTTCCGCGCCAACAGCGTCGGCAGCGAGCTGGATGAGCCCCTGCATACCGTCACCGCCGGCGGCGAGCAGGCGCGCCCTGGCACTGGCAACGCCATGGGGCTGGTTACGGCCAACCTGGTGCACATGGGCCACGGCGAAGGTGCGGACGGCAAAGCGCGCTTCAGCCATGGCATCCGCGATGTGCAGCAACCGCTTAACACGGTGACCGCCAGCGGCATCCCCGCCGGCATCGTGACTTCGCACCTCGCCAAGCTGCGCGGCACCAGCAGCAGCGCCGACGCGGCCGAGCCGCTGGGCACCGTCAGCGCCCAAGGCACCCACCACGCCGAGGTGCGCGCGCTGCTGCTCAAGTACTACGGCACCGACCAGGACCCGGCTCTGCTGGAGCCGCTGCACACCGTCACAACCAAAGACCGGTTCGGCCTGGTGACGGTGCAAGGCGAGCTGTACGAGATCGCCGACATCGGCATGCGGATGCTGCAGCCGCGCGAGCTGTACCGCGCGCAGGGCTTCCCCGAGAGCTACATCATTGACCGCGGCGCCGACGGCCGCGTGCTGCCCAAGCACGCCCAGGTGCGCATGTGCGGCAACAGCGTTTGCCCGCCACTGGCGCGGGCGCTGGTGCTCGCGAACTACAGCGAGCGCCAGGCGCTCAGGAGTGCCGCTTGATGCAGCTACTCACCGAGCCCCGCCTCCAGCGCCTTGAGCGCGTGCGCAATGGAGGCGCGCTCAGCCTCTTCGGAGCTGGCGTGCCGGCCGCGCACAGAGTGAACGCGATCGATGGTCCCCGACCCTACCTCGATGGTCAGCGAAACCGAGGTGATGAACTCGCCCGGGCTGACTTGCCTTGCAGTGGCGTTGATCGTGATGTCGCCAGTCACCGTTTTCATCTGGAACTCCCATGATTGAACGCCCCATTCTCTTCTCGGGCCCGATGGTCCGCGCGCTGCTCGCCGGCACGAAGACGCAGACGCGTCGCGCGGTCAAGGGCGAGCCGCTCCGCTGGCTTGACGGTGACGGCTTCACGCCAGAGTTCGTCGCGCTGCCTGAAAACGCGCTGTGTCCCCAGGGCCAGCCCAGCGATAGGCTGTGGGTTCGGGAGGCGTGGCGCACGGTCGCCGAAGCCGACGCGCTGCCGCCGCGCGACCTGAACGCGGCGCACCGCGTCTGGTACGAGGCCGACGCGCCGCACCAGCCAGGCTTCGGCAGGCGGCGCCCGAGCATGTTCATGCCGCGCTGGGCCAGCCGCATCACCCTTGAGATCAACGGCGTGCGCGTCGAGCGGTTGCAGGCGATCAGCCGCGGCGATGCAATGCAGGAGGGCTGCCCATTTCCAAACATGGCGCAAGGTGATGATCCGCGCCGGTGGTACAGCCAGCTGTGGGATTCGATAAACGGCGCCGGCTCCTGGGATGCAAACCCCTGGGTCTGGTGCGTGGAATTTCGGCTGGTGACGCCATGAACGGCCCCCAAGAGCTGCACGGCGTGCGGCACATCATGGATAAAGCAATGGCCAGCGGCCAGATCATCCGCGAGGAAATCGAGTGCCCACGCGAGCCGTTCAGGGTCATCGAGTGCCCCCGTTGCGGCTGGGAAGAGAGCCATGCAGAGCACCAGCAGTGCCCGCTTTGCTGCTGGCCAGACCCAGACCCGGAGGCGACTCGGTGAACCTGCTTGACCTACCAGCGCCGGACCAGTTGCAGCTGACGGCCGACGAGCTGGACCGGCTGACCGGCAGTCCGATGACCGCACTGCAGATCGAATGGCTGCGCGCCAATGGCTGGGCCTACACCCTAACCCGCGCAGGAAAGCCCGTCGTTGGCCGCCTGTACGCCAATCTGAAGCTGTCCGGGGTCGAGGTGGCTACCATGGTCTCGCCGGGCTCCTGGCAGCCCAATCTCTCCGCAATCCAGTGAACCGCCCAAAGACCACCGGCAAGCACCTGCCGCCGCGCATGCTTGAGCGCCGCAAGACGCTCAAGAGCGGCAAGGTCTGGACAGGCTACTACTACGCCGGCCGCACGCCGGATGGCAAGCGCCAGGAGATCCCGCTCGGTACCGACCTGGCCGCGGCGAAGACGAAGTGGGCAGAGCTTGAGCGCAAGCCGCCGCCGGCCGGCGCGAAGTCGCGGATGCAGATGGCCTGGGAGAAGTACCTCCTGAGCGCCATGCCCAAGAAAGACCCGAAGACCCGCAAGCAGCAGCTGACCGAGGCCAAGCGCCTGCAGGCCTACTTCGCGGGCGCCGAGTTTGAGCAGATCACCTCCGCCCATATCGCCCAGTACCGCGACGGCCGGCGCAGCGCGCCGCGCACGCGAAAGGATGGAACGCTGATCGCGCCGAGCAAGCCGGCGCCGGTGGCGGCGAATCGGGAGCTTGCCCTGTTCAGCCACTTCTGGAACCTGTCGCGCGAGCTGGGCTACACGAACGCGCCAAACCCCGTGCGCGGCGTGACCAAGAACGACGAGACCCCGCGCGACTTCTACGCCGACCCGGAGCTGTGGGCGGCGGTGCGCGAGCAGGCCGTGCCCGAGCTGCAGGACGCACTGGATCTGGCCTACCTGACTGGCCAGCGGCCTGGTGACGTGCTGCGCTTCGAGCGCCGGCACATCGTTGACGACGCGCTGGAGCTGCGCCAGGGGAAGACCAAGAAGAAGCTCCGCATCATGCTCACCGACGCCGAGACCGGCACGCGCAGCCAGCTGGGCCTGCTGGTCGATCGCCTTGGCAGCCGCAAGGTGTTGAGCGCCTGGCTGATTGCAACGCCATCTGGCCAGCCCATGAGCCTGGGGATGATGCGCAATCGATTCAATGCAGCGCGCATCGCCGCCGCGGCGGCGCATCCCCACCTGGCCGACAGAATCAAGGCCTTCCAGTTCCGCGACAGCCGGGCCAAGGCCGCGAGCGAGATCGAGGATCTGAAGGAAGCGCAGAAGCTGCTGGCGCACAGCAGCGAGCAGATCACGAAGATCGTTTACCGCCGAGTGGGCGAGAAAGTGAAGCCGACGCGATGACCGAAGCCGACATCCTGGCCGCCATTCAGCTCCTGCCAGAGCCTGATCTGATCGAGGCCGGCAAGATCACCGACCCCATTGGGAGCCGGAGCTACTACTCCGCCAGAACGGTGGCCAAACTGCTGCTAGATCAGGAGCAACAGATTGAAGCGCGCCGCCTAGAAAAGCGGTACGAGAACCGCCGCTAA